CCCGTCACCCCTGTTCCAACCCGTGCCGCCATCAGTCCCCCTCCAGCACCAGGGGCGTCCGCAGGGCGGGGCCATCAATCTCCATCCGCAGACTACTATTAGCGGGGACTCCGCCATCAACCGTCGCACCCAGGGACTGGATAGCCGGACGCTTCGTCGCCCGTACATAGGCAATCGTATCGCTCCACACGGCCTGCTCGCCACGGGTGCCGCGCGTGATAAAGAGGGTAAACGTGACGGTCCCCGCGGCCACCACCGGCCAATCGACGGTGGAGTACGTCAGCAGAAACGTGCGCAAGCCCTCGGGCACATCCACTTCCACGAGGGGGCGGCGCCCTGCCGGAATATCCGTGGCGTCACGCCGGGTCAGTTCCATCGGGGTCCTCGCTTAGCCCTCGCGGGCGCCATTCGTCGCCCGCGGCTGCAGGGCCTGCATCCGGTCGGTCCGCGCCTCGAACTCCGCTACCTGCAACTCCAGCTCCGCCATGCGGGCCTCATGCGCCTGCTCCTGGGCCTGGAGCGCCAGCTTGTGCTCTTCGAGTTGCTGCTTGAGCGCCAGTTCGCGCTCTTTATTCTGCACCGCCAGCCGCAATTGTTGGTTGTCCATCGTGAGACTCTGCATGCTCTGTTGCATCTGCATCATCTGGCCTTGGACTTTCTTCAGTTCCTCTTCCAGGAGGGGCGCTTTCTGGGCGAGCTGCATTTGCTCCTGCGCCTTGGCAAACTTCTCCGCACCGGGCTCATCGGCCAGCAGCTCGGGCGGCATGGCCTTCTTGAGGCGATTCGCCGCTTGCTCGGCAAAGTCCACATCCAGCGAGCGGAAATAGATATCCCCGATGGTATGTTGCAACCACTCGCTACTCCCCATGATCGGGCTCAGCTTATCCACCGCGTCCTGGCGCTTCGTGGCAAACGAGGGGCCACCATCCACGCGCACATCGTAGCGGCCCACCGTCACGTCGTAGAGCTGCGCCTTGCCGTCCTCGTCCACATGGTGTTGGTTGATGAGCACCTGGCGCACCTGTTCATCGTCGCCCACAATGCGAATCGTTTGCGCCTCATCGTAGTAGTGCGGGATCGCATCGACAATGATGCGGCCCAGATGGCGCAGCATCCAGCGTTCGTGATCCTGGAAATGATACGTCGCATTATTCGTGCCCTGCTGGCGCCGCTTGATGGCCTCGCCACTGATGGCGGGGTCCTGGTCCTGCACCTGGTCATGGTAGCCGCTAATCGCGTTGATGTGGTCGGCCGCCATGGCCACGCCTTGCATCATGGCTTGCACGGCAGGCTCCACGGCGGAGCGTTGCGGCGGGGGCAGGACCGTGCCCGCCACTTGCGCTGGATTGTAGGGCAGATAGCTATAGTTACTCGTGTTCGCGGCGTTCCAGTACTCCTCAAAGCCCTGAAACTGTTCATAGGCGCCGACAAAGGCGTTCTTGGGTGCGAGGGCCACCCCCTCGGTAAAGGCCGTAAACCAGTAATTGGCCATCTGTTGCGGGTCTTTCAAGCGGCGCGTCATGCCCCGGTAGTCCACTTCGCCTTCCTGGTCCATGATTTCGCCCACGTACTGCGCAATGGGAATATACTGCCCGAGCCAGCGCGTCTTCTCTAACACCTCATGGCCGTTTATCTTGGCCCACCAGACATAGGGCACGCGCGTGGTGCGTGTTTTCACGATCAAGCCGCGCTGATCGTCCGGCACCCGATCCACGGGGAACACCTGCCCCCCCTCAAGCAAGGCAATGTCCAGCGGGTGCTGCTCGCGCCAATAGTATTCCGCCACTTGCACTTCGCTGCCGTTGAACCAGGTGTCCCCTTCGGCCGCCCAATGCGTGGCCTCGACAGGCAAGCGCCGATACGTCCGCTCGTAGTCGTCTTTCGCCATGCGACTCACAATGAACGCCCAATTCGTATCCGAGCCATCCGGCATGATGTGCGCCGGGTCCAGGTACACACTGAACAGGTTGCGAATCGGCTTAATGCGCAGCTCTTGCTTGAAACTAAACGGGTCGATATATTCGGGCAGCACCCGCACAAACCCCCGCCCCGGCCCGATGGCGTTCTTCCGCGCAAACGTATAGGCCATGTCGGCGCCACTTTGCTGCTCAATGTCCCGAATCTGCCCCCGCATGATCTTCGCCGTCTCCGGGTCCGCCTGATCGTCCACCGCACTCACCACCATGCCTTGATGGCTCTGTCGCCCCTCGTTCTCTACCTGGCGCAAATGCGTACCCATCCGGTCAATGGTGAGGCAGGGGCGCCGGTCCCGGTCGCGTTGCTCGACAATGCCGGGCGGCCACTGTTCGCCCGCCTCGAACTGTTGGTCTTTCCGCGCTTTCGTCCGCCAGGCGCTTTCGGCCTGCTCCGCCTGCGTCCAGTGCGTCTGCGCGGTGGCGAGCAAGGTCGCGTCGTCCTGCGAGGGCCACTGCACCGACGCGGCGTCGGGGTCCTGCGTGGGCGCGGTCGTGGTCGCAAAGGCAAAAGACTCAGCCACTCAGGGCTCCTAGCGCCTCGGTCAGTAGCGCTTGCTCGGCCGTATCAAAGCGCAGCGTATACCGATGGCCGTCCTGGGTGCAGACCACGATGACCTCACTGCTGGTGGGGTAGACGCGAAACGGTTCTTCAAAACTGGACGCGGGCTCAATCTGTAGACGCATGCTCCTCCTCCTCCCGTAAGCGCAAGGTGGCTTCGAGGCGCGCCAAGAGCGCGATGGTATCGCGGGTCAGGATGGCCAGCCCCCACTCATGCCGCCCCATATGCTCGTGCTCGCGTGCCCGCAGCACCGACAGCGCGCTACTGACCCAGAGCCGCTCACTGGTCAGGCGCGTATCGGGGAAGGCCAACGTGGCCACGGTGTACGGGGTCCTCTCCTCAGACATCGTTGCTCTCCTTTACGCCAACCAGCTCTGGCCACGGGGCACCGCCCCCACCGAAGGCAGCGGGCGCACGGGCGCGGCGGGCATCCCCTTGGGGGCCACCGGCACGGCAAACGTGAGCGCTAGGGCATCCCCACAATCAGGACTAGCCAGGCCGCGCGCCTTCATGTGCGCTTTCCGCTCCAGTTGCAACCGATTCTGCGCATCGTACCCGTACTCCGGCCCGAGCAGGTCCGCGCGGAGTTCCTGCATGTAGGGGGCCTGTGCGTCGAGACTGGCCCGCGTCTGCACCCAGGTGCGCAGGCCCGCCCACGATGCGGCCCGAATATTCTCATAGTGCACCGGGTCCTGGGGCGTCCCGCCGTTCAGCACTTCTTCCACGCGGTAGTTGCGCGCCCGGCACACATCGACCACGCCCGCGCCCACGCCGACACCATCGACACACAGCGTCGGCTGGTGACTGCGGTAGCGCTCGACCGCTTCGCACACAAAGCCACTGAGGCGCACGGTATCGAGTTCGCGGTACAGGGTACACTCCAGAATCTGCCCCCCGCGGCGCACCAGAATGACGCTGCGATCATCCCCAAACCGCGCCACATCCACGCCAATGATGGTCGGGGCCAACGGGTCATCGACCGCCTCGCGCTTCGTCGCCGCGTCCACATCCGCCTCACTGATGAACTGCCCCACGGCCTGGCGGGGGAACTCCCCCTTGACGCGGACACGCACAAAGTCACTATCCTCACCATAGTCCGTGATCCACTGCGTAATCTGGGCCTGGTCGGCCATCTTGGCCGTGCGGCTATCGACCTGCGTGGTACTCCAGCGATGCGCAAAGCGGCCCCCAGGGAAACACTCCTTGAAGCGGCCACTGTTGCGGGTGGGGTTGGCAAACGCGAGCCAGAACGCGCTGGGGGTCGTCATCGCGCCCTCCACGTTCTCCCAGATAATATCGTCAATCGCGCTCGCTTCGTCTTTGATCACCAGCACGTGTTTCTCGTGCGTCCCGGCAAACGCTTCCGGGCGATCCGCCCGCCACGGCACGGCCGCCACAAACCAGGTCGCCGGGTGCTCCCGGTGATAACACTTGGTCGCCGTCCAGGCAAACGTCTCGGCATAGATGCTGAGCTGGAGCCACTTCGCCAGCTCGCGCCAGGTCTTGGTATTAAGCTGCGTGCCCGTGTTCGCGGTCACCACGGCTTGCGGGTGGGGATGGGTGGCGAGAAACCACAGGATAATCCACGAGGTGAGGGCGGACTTGCCCACGCCATGGCCCGAGGCGACCGCCTTGCGGAAGGCCACGGTCGAGGTCTGGATATGCACGCGCATCTCTTCGAGCACCTCCACCTGCCAGGTATCCGGCCCGGTCTCCTGCGCCAGGAGCGTGCCCGGTTCGCCCCAGGGGAAGGCCGCCAGGACGAAGCGCAGCGGATCATCCACGCAGGAAGCCGCGAATTCGAGGAGATCGGCATCAGGCAGGCAGAGCGTGGCCATTCCGGCGCTCCTCTAACGCGAGATGGGCGCGGCTAAGACGATCACTCCAGGTCAAGGTGACTTCGCCGCTTATTTCCTGCTGCACGTGCACATTATCACGGTACTTCTGGGGCTTCGCGCCTTTGAGAAGAAAGATGAGGAGCACATCACTGGCATGCTGCATTTTGGTGGCCCGGCGGATCGCTTCCTCTTCCAGGAGATTCGCCACCACCTCTTGCGCTTCCGCAAACGCCGTCGCATAGGCAGGGTCGGTGCGCATCCAGTAGTAGTGCATAAAGGCATCGGTCTTGGCACTTTTGCAGGCATGGACGAGGCGACCGCTCGTCGCATACGCCGCAAGGACCGCACGCTTTTTGGGGTGAATAATCGTAGAGAAGAGGTGGCCGGCAGTCATAGACTCCTGCATCCTGCTCCCTGATGCCCGCCAGCGACACCAGGGAACGCAGCGCACTTTTTCAGCCCGGCATGCCACACAACAACGCGCATCTCTCCCACCAGGGGAAAAATGCGCTTGGGGAGAGGGTAGGCGGTTCCAGCGGGGATGTCAAGCGATCATGCTACGCAGGCCTCAGAGGGCCTCGGGCGCCTGCTGTGCGAGGCAGGGGCAGTCGCAGCGCCTACGGCGTAGCCGGGCGTCCAGTTCGGGCAGGCCCTCACATTCCCGCCCAGCGAGGGTGCTGGATGCCTCGACCGACGTGACGCGGCGGCAGTCACTCATCATACACACAACAATCATCCCAGCGCAACGGGGCGGATGGATACAGGCTCGCAGCAAGATCACGCGCAAAGGTTTCGTGATCCGTGCCATATGGATGGCGAAAGACAAACGTCTGTGCCATGCGGGCGCCCGTGGCATCCACCAGTGACACCATATGCCCACAGGAGCCCGACTCATCGCTATAGCTCGCATGGCAGACGAGAGCGTAGCGGCCATCGTCACTCATGCCGCATCCTCCTCAGCTTCGCGGGCATCCATAGCCAGGAGGGAGTCCGTACTCACCCCCAGGACGGCCGCCAGAGCGGCAATGGCGTAAAGTGTTCCACTAGACTTTCCCATGGAATCCTCCTTGCAGGATAGCACGCCAAAATGTATACTGTCAATATTATATCCTTTTTGGAGAGGAATAGGCGCAATGACCAAAGAAGAATTATACGCGATACGCAAAGCCCACGGCTTAACACAAAGAGCCATCGGCGAACTCCTTGGGTATCATGTGAATTACATCTCGCGCCTAGAACGCGGTGACGAAACAATCACCGCACGCTTTGAGAAATTAGTGCGCTCTATACTTGGACAAAAAAAGTTCAAGAAATCTTCATAACCTCCTTGACTATCCATTATGGATATCATATACTCTCCTTAGTTGGTGCTTGCGAGGGGCCACAGAGTAGGCGGCCCGAGAAACTCCCAGCCAAAGCACGCACCCAGCCAGCGCGAGAGCAAATCCTAAACGCTGGCGGTATAGGAAGGATGAGGGGCGATGACATGAGCCTCAGAGGAGCGACCGGCCCTGTCGATGGCACGGGGCTCCAGGTAGGAATGGTGTCGCCAGGAAATTGGCCTGGCCTGAATGAGCGGAAACGTCACGCGAAACACCAAGGAGCACGATCATGGCAGCAACACGCAAAGACCAGGCCGCATTGACACAGTTAGACGCGCAATATATGACAGCCTTGTATGCCAAGCCGCGTTTGGCGCGAGCGCAAGCGAATAGGAGAGCGAGAATGTCACAACGATTGATTCACAGAGGGCGAGGACAGTGCACCGTGCATCCACATGAAGACGAAATGATCCTTGCTGGACGCAAGGATCGTCTCTCAGGGGACTATCTCCTCCATGCGCGTCGTGGAACACAGGTTTTCTATTTCTACCGCCCTCGTGGCCGCGAAGGGAGCGACACACGCCCTGAGGTGTGCGAGGAAGTGTCACGGGGGGAATTGCAGGAGTCGATCATGCGCAGGGCGGAATATGACGACCTCGCTGAGTACGCGGACATTCCGCGGCTCAAGGCGCTCGGTTTTCGTATCCCAGAACCCTCCACGGAATCGGGACGGTGAGGCCCTGCCCAACCAAGGAGCAAAGACATGCGAGTACGCAAATGAGACTAAGGAGTAGAAACATGCAGGTAGACGTCGAGGACTATACCCGTTTTCTCCGCACGGAATTGGCCACACTCTTTCCCGAGGCCTTCAGTGAGGCTGAGGCCACCAACCACGAGACACGCGACGTGCTCGTAGCGGCCGACATCTGGGAGCAACAGGATATTGCACAGGTCATCAGCCAGTTGCTGGAGCGCTACATGCGCCAGGAGCGGTAAGGCAGAGGAGACAACCAAAAACTACCAGGGCGCTACGCACCGCCTCGACAACGAAACGTAGCGCCCGGTGTTCACCCTCTAGGAGACATGAACGTGAGAACAGTACCAGCTTTGCCGAACGGCCACAACCACTTAATCCTCCCAGCGCCGGCAGCCACCCCGGCGCTGCCCGAGGCAGCGTGTAGCGTCAACCTCTTCTTCGAGGTCGAGGGCTACGGCAGGGCGCAGGCGACCGGGCGTGGCGCTACCGCCAGCGAAGCGGTAGCGAACCTACACGCCACGATCACGGCGACGAAGAAGGCACTCGAAGCCCCGCCTGTGGTCAGCGAGGAAGCCAGGCTGGGGGCGCTGCTGACGTGTGGGCTGAAAAAAGCCATGGCCCGGCAGGACCATGGCCTGATCGAGCGCCTGAGTAAGGCAGCAGCCCTCGTCCTGGGCGGCATGGTCAGTCCGGGGGAACGCGAGGGGATGCTGGCGGTGCAAAGCCGGACGACGCCCGCCCATTGGTATGAGGTTGACGGGGCAGTGTGCTCGTGCCCTGACTACAAACATCGTCACCAAGACGGCGAGAAAACCTTCTATTGCATGCATGGGCTCGCAGCCATGATGTACCGTAAGCTGCGCAACTAACACCACCGGGGAGCTGCGGCTCCCCCTCACGAAAGGAACAAACCATGGCGAACATGGCCTATTGCCGCTTTGAGACGACGGTAGTCGATCTTGCTGACTGTATCGCCCATCTCGACGATGCGAGCCTCTCCGCGTCCGAGGAACGCGAACGCACCCGCATGATCAGCTTATGCATGGAAGTTGTCCAACGCTACATTGACCTGAAAGACCCAGAGACCTGCCCGGTCTGCCAGGCCGCACTCTAACACGCAGGAGCCCCCATGATCACCAGCCATGTCTTTTACAGTCCCACCGTCCTGCTCGACGTGCGCTACCTGATTGTCGCCGAAACCGTGGATGCCCTGGAGGACGAGGACGCCCCCTACGGCATCGGCTGCCTGCTCGACGTGGGGCATACGCCCCAGCGGGCATACGTGACGTATCTGACGCGGGACCAGCGTGATACGGCGTTTGCGCGGCTGTGCGAGCTGCATCACACCTGGATGGCACAGGCCCATGCCTGTGACGAAGAGGAGGACGACGCATGACCATCATCCTATCGCATGCGCAAAGCCAGGAATGGGACCAGGGCGGCTGGCTTTCGCTGGAAATCCAAGAGGATCTTGTGGAGGATATCCAGCGGCAACGGATCACGGAGGAAGTCGTTGTCCAGACGGATACCGGCGTGCTCTGCTTTGCCCTGACACCACAGAAGACACGGAAGACGACTCGGCAGTAAGCACCACTGGGGCTCTGCGGAGCCCCACAAAGGAGAGAAAGATGGTCAGGAGACTCGACGATTCCCCCTGCGAGCATACCTTTGACGGGGGGCTGTGCACGCAGTGTCTATGCCCCGATAGCATTCAACACGACCAGCGGGCAGACCAACGCCATCGAGAATGCCCAGGCCCTCATGGGCACCTGGCATGCCGAATGGTGTAAATTCCTCACCAGAGAGGAGGCCATTTTTCTCGCGTGGCGCGTACATCGCCACGTGGAGCCGTAGTAACCACACCACAGGGGCTCGTCGGCGCCCCACGAAGGAAATGAAATGCTAGAAGGCAAGGCCATCCAGGCAGCATGGAATGATGTCCAGGACGTATCGCAAGGCTACACGACTAAGCCCTACATACAAACCACTCCACACAGCGGCACGGATGATCAGTGCTGCTGCATGTGCAACAAGCCACTCAGACGAAGCCGCCAGCAACGCATGGTCCACCTCATAGACGGCGGCTTATCATTCCTCCACCCCAAGGATGAGGCGTTGTATACCTCCGATGAAGGCGACATGCTGTGGTTCTTTATCGGCCCAGACTGTGCCAAGAAGCTTGGGCTTGAATGGACAATTACACTGGAACCCTAAACGCCCACCGGGGCTCTACGGAGCCCCACGAAGGAGCAAAGAATGCCCAACACGGATCTGCGACGGAAAGACTATCTGTGGTGGAGTGGAGGCGTCCTGCTCTGCGTGCTCGGTATCTGGGCATCTTTGCCCATCATCTCACCGAGCACGCGCAGGGGGACGACGGGGGCAGGCGCCGTCCTACACGACCCAGGATGGAGTAGGGCACCCGGGTGCGCCGACCTCGCCGCAACCCTGAACTACACGGAACCCTATGCCCCCAAGAAAAATCTCAAAGGGATTCGGGTCTACTGGTGCGTGGGCAGCCGCTGCGCTGCCTGGACCCCGGCCCTCGATACGACAGGACATCCAAAACTGTATAGTAGTACAGACGGGCGAGGCGGTCAGGCCCGCGAGGAGCTGGTGAGGATTCCTGGCCTGGGATGCGCCGACCCAAACACGCCACTGCGGATCAAAGTGACGGCGCAGGATGTGGATGGCTGGGAGACGGATGGCGTCATCACTGAGGCGCTCATCGGCCAGCTCAGGGAAGGCACCTGAGCACCACCAACATCCCACCTGGCGCGGGACAACGACCACCCCCCGCGCCAGGCTCGACGGAAAACGGCCCCGAGCCCCAAGCCCGGAGTCAACAGGGGAGTATAGCACGCGCTGGCTACTGCCCCCGTGGCTGCAACAGGACGGAGAAGACCAGCTCCTGCATGTCCCGTGCGATGGTCACCTCCACCATCTCTCCGGCCTGTTTCCCCGCCAGTGTCCGCATCAGTGCCGGGGGCGGGAGGACCGGGCGCCCGTTGACCCTGAGCAGCCGGTCCCCCACCCGCAGCCCCGCAGCCGGGGCCTGGGACTGCGGCGAAAAGCGGGCAATGACATCCGTGCCCGGCGCCGTATGCACCCCCAGCCACACGGCGGCGAGCGGCACATAGCCGAGGGTCTGCCTATCCACCACACAGCGTCGATGAATCTCCCCTGCCGTCGCCACCCCCATCACGCCATACCCATGCGCACTACAGCGGGCCACATGGCCCTGATCATTCACCAGCAGCGTGGACGGCGTGACGCAGCCCGCGCAGACAAGGCCGCAGCCCAACGCCACGGCGCCCAGTACTCGCGTCATTCGATGCATCGTTTCCCCTCTCTAGAGTGTGCCCTAACCATACCCTACTTTACGGGCGGGGGCGTTAAAAACTGAGCAGCCATCCGTTCAACCACGCCCGCCGTGTGACTATCGAGAAAGTGACTATACCGCTTTGTCACTTGCAGACTCCGATGCCCGAGGACCTCCGCAATTTCGGCCAACGTGGCGCCACTCATTGCCAGATACGAGGCTGCCGTATGGCGTAGATCGTGAAAGCGGAAGTTCGGGAGCTGCACCTTCTGCATCATCCGTCGCCAGGACCCATCGATATCCACCGCCCCCTTCCCGTCCGAGCGCGGGAACACCCACGGGACATTCAGCCGGCGCGTGGCATACTGCTGGCGCAGCACCGTGAGGGCCTCGCCCACCAGCGGGACCACTCGCGTCGAGCCATTCTTCGTGGCAAGTAGCCGCAAGCAGCGCCCCTCCAGGTCCACCTCCTCCCACCGCAGGCAGCGAATTTCCGTCTTGCGACACCCCGTATACAGCGCCAGGACCACGCAGGGATAGAGGGCCGGGGCACGCATCCGCAGGCAGGCGCTGAGCAGGCGCACCTGTTCATCCTGGGACAAGAACCGCACTTTGCCGGGCGGGTTCGGGGGACGGCGGACTTTGCGGAGCGGAGAGACCTCAAGCAGTTCCAGCTCATTGACCGCCACCGTCAGGACTGCCGCAAGCGCATTGAGATAACACCGGACCGTGCCGGGTTGATAGTTCTTGCGCAGGCTATCGCGCCACTGGCGTAACCGTAACGGCGTCAGGGCCGGAAGCGGCATGTCCCCCAGGTCGGCGCGCAGGCGTTGATAAAGGTGACGCTGTTGCGCTTGCGTCGTTGGGGCCTTCAAGGGGAGGAAATCCCGCGTATAAATGAGTAATAAGTCATTGAGGGTAAACGATGATGCCATGACAATACTCCATGTAAGAGGTGAGAAGAGAGACACTGGGCTTCTTGTCGGCGTGACCCCTTGTGTAACAATAGTATTAAAAGTGCTAAGAATAATGGGAACATTATGCGTAGCGGCAGGACTAGGGAAAAGGGATGAATGTCTGCGAGAAATCTGAGAAGGAAAGGAAGGATAACGTGTTGTTTCTGGAGGAAAGATGCACATGATGACTTTGACTACACAGTCGTTCGCAGGCCAAGAGCAATGCTTTCGAGCATATCGGCCAACCCCTCGCGATATTCCTCGGGCGTCTGGGTGACTTTCTCACGCAGGGCCACCATCCAGGGCTCATAATACTCGCCATGCGATTCATCAAAGACGAGTTCCCCGAGTAAATCCCCCAGGGATATCTCAAAGACCCGCGCCAGCGCTATCGTTGCCTCTAACGATGGCACCTGGGCACCCGTTTCCATCAGTCCGATGGTCGCGTGGGACTTATAGCCGAGCAGATCGGCCAGGGCTTTTTGCTTCAGGCCATGCTTCCGGCGAAAGGCACGGAGACGCTCACCTAGTCGAACCGCAAACTCACTCCCCATGACATATTCACTCACAATTGATCCCCTTCCGTTTCTGCCATACAAAAGTGGTAATGTCAAATTATTTAACATTCTACCATAGTTTCCCAAGACTACCGCTCTTTTTTTGTTAAAATTTCTATCTTGAGATGCTATAATGCTACGAAATTTAACACGGAGGTTGTATGCGACTCATCATTGCCAAGCATCGCAAGCGCAAAGGCCTGACCCAGGCAGAGTTAGCAGCCCTGGTTGGCATGAAGCGGTCTGCGCTCGCCCAATACGAAACCGGCACCTCGGGGGTGCCCCTCACGGCGTTGCTGGGAAAGCTGGCGCAGGCCCTTGAGATCAGCGTCGGCGAATTATTTGAACAAGACGACGAGCCGCTGACGCCCGAGCCAGCCGAGGTGCGGGCATGAGCAACACTGCTCTCACTCCACAATCCCCCCTGATGCAGCCGGTGCAGTGGCAGGGGCAGGAGTACTTCACCAGCCAGTACTTTCATACGCAATATCTCGCCAATAGTCAGTACGGGGGGAAGTACCAGCGGCATAGCGATTTCCTACGTGTCATTCGCAGCATTCCTGCCTATGCCCTCTATGTAGCGCAAGGAGATATCGCAGAACTCGACTGGAGCCGCATAAAGTCTGAAGGAAAGCCGATTCTGCTTTCCTTCCAACCACTCTTTCAGGCTGCCGGATGGAATCCCCTCACCCTACTAAATGCCACGACCCAGATCGCCCTGGCAAACTTCCTTGATGACGAAGAAAGCAAAAAGCTTGCAGTAGCGACGAACACCCAGACTGCACGCCAGTTTGCCCCCAAGTCCTCACGGGGGATGCTCCCTGATGAACATGCCGAGCGGGTCGCCAGTGCGTGGCTGCGCATGGGAAAACTCTTCAACGTCCCGGAGCACATTGCCCAGCAAGAAGCCGTAAAGCAAGTCGAACACGCCACTGGCATCAATCTCCATGCTTTCCTCCTTACAGCGCCAGCACAAGATACCATTCGCCCAGAAGACAAAATGCTGGAGCCTAAGGACCTGGCCACTGCGTGTGGTCTCTCCAGTGGCGCAGCCGTCAATCGTGCCCTCGAACAGATTGGGTGGCAGGTGAAAACCATTGCTGGCACCTGGGAAGCGACTCCTATGGGCGCATCCTACGCTACGCGGCATGCCTGGACGGCCCACCATGGCGCGAAATCCGGCTACAACCTGAAATGGCGCCAGCACGCCACAACCGAGGCTTTCAAGACGCATGGCATCCTGCAATCGGATGTCATCTAGAGGAGCCACCCCATGCCCCTCCCACCCCCGCTCACCCGGCACACCCACTATGCCGCGCTACCCCTTGCCTTCCATGGCCGGGGGCATGTGTGGACGCAGGCCGCGGCCCTCACGGCGCTGTCCCTCTATCTCACCGAGGAGGGGCGGATGCCGAGAACGACCGAGTGTCGCGCCTCCAATGGCCTGCCCAACTACGAAACCATCCGCCACCTGTTTGGCTCCCTGCCAGCGTGGCTCGCGGCGGTGGAGGTCCCACCCCTCCCCACCCGGGCGCCCTATGCCCGGCGTGTGGACTGTCGGCGCTGTGACCACCCGTTTGAGAGCCCGGATGTGCGACACCATCGCATCTGTGACCGCTGCCATCAGTGCCCCACATACACAGACGGCTGCTGGCTGACCGGGCAGGCCGTCCCGAGCATAGGAGACCTCTGATGCCCGACACCCGCAACACCGAAGGCCTGCGCCCGCGCTCCTCCCTCGATAACCGGGCGTCCGCCTATCCCTGCGACATGAGCCTTGAAGATATGACGGAGACGGCGTGGCTCCTCGACGATGCCATGGACGAGGCGGACCCGAACGACGGCGAGATCGAGGCCTATCTGCGCCATTATCACGCCCCCTTCAACTAGAAAGGCCCCCCATGCGCCAGACCCGCTTCCCCCATCCCCTCGGCTACCTTGTGTGCCCCTTTTGCGAGGATCTCTACCCGATCGGTGCCCTGTGTCCCTGTGATACCCTCGACGCGGCGCCGTGCCCCCGGTGGCTGCGCGTGACCGTGTGGCTGGGCGTGGGGGCGGGATCTGCCGCGGGCTGGTGGGGGCTCTGGGCACTGGCACGGTGGGCCGGCGCCATGCTGGGAGGGCGGTAGGGATGCATGCCGCACCGGCCCTGACGCGCCGCAGCCTGGAACAGACACGCCGGGAGCTGGCGCGGCTGCATCCCGGCACAGAGGCGGATGGCCTGATCAGTGCCTGCCACCCACGGGCAGGCGTCGATCTGATCTATGTGGGGAAGGGGGATGCTGCTCGTCTGGTGCTATCGCTGCCATGGCGAGGTGGCGGTGCTCCATGTGGCGGTGGCGCCATTGCGAAGCGAGGAAGAGTAGCGATGACAGTACCCTATCGACAGGACGACGCGACGGCGTGGGCGACATGGATTGCCACCTGTCACATTGCACTGGAGTTGCGGCAGCCATGGGAGACCATGACCGACGCCCAGCAGCAGGAATTTGAGGACCATGGGCCGGTCCCCTGCGATGGGAGCTTTGCTCCTGGGCCGTGGTGTGCGGACTGTCGCTTTGGCGAGTTTGAGGAGGAATAGTGACATCCTTAGAACGGATCGAGCAACTGTGCCAGCAAGCGGCAGAGGAAGCACAACCCATTGACCAGGACTCACTCCAACACGCCATCGCCTTCTTCCGGGCGAGCACGATAGAACCTTTTCGACCAAAAATCACGCTGAGTCCAGCAGGCAAGGTCCGCGCCCACTGGATAGACCTCGGCACGATGAGGGAGTTCTAGGATGATGAACTGGACGGAAGCAGACTATACCGCGTATCTGCAACGGATGGGGCGTGATGTCGTCCGAGGAAGAGGACGCATCGTGACTAATTGGACTGAATCGGAATATGCCGCGTATGTGCAACGGATGGGGCGTGATGTCGTCCATGGAGGGCACACCCCCATACTCAGTGAGAAAGCCTTTATGGCAGCCATGGGCCAACTGGCCATGGCCCATGGCTGGAAGGTCTTTCACCCCTTCGATAGCCGTAAGTCCATCCCAGGCTACCCCGATTTGACCATGGCACATGTTCCTACCAGGCAACTCCCAGGAGGAAGTCTCCTCATGGCTGAAGTAAAGATTGAGGGTGAGAAGCCAACAATAGAACAACAAGCATGGCTCGATGTTTTACAAACAATAACTGGAATACAGTGTTTTTTATGGAGACCATCAGACTGGAATGTCATTGAGTCTACGCTATGCGCTGTTTGACGGCAGCGCGTGTCTTGATGTCGCCTTACGCAACCCTGGAGACCCGCCTCATGAACAGCACCACCTACGTCCGGCGCAAAGCGGCAGGGCTCTGCCCAAACTGCGGCCTCGTACCAGGACAGCCCGGCTTTGTGCGCTGCCCTGCGTGCAGGTTTCTAGACGCCAGGCGGAAAAATCGAAACCTGACCCCGGACCAATGGCAGGTGCATGAAGCCCTGCGGCAGTCACGGGCACCGTCCCTTGATGCTGCTAGCGGCGCGCACATTCCCGGCCCTGCTGTGGGCCACTGCGGAGCCTGGCAGCCCGTCACGGCGCTGCCGCTGGTGTGTGGGCGGTGTGGGGCCGTGGTACTGGAGGAGGACGCGCCATGACCGAACCCCACTACGCCGCGCTCGCCCTCGCGGCCTACTGGCAGGCCCTCGAACCCGAGCCCCTCCCGCCAGATGCCGCGGCGTTTGCGCGCCTCGATGTCGTCGAACAGCGGGCGTGGGAGGCCGTAGCCAAGACGGTGCTGGATGCCTATCTCAGTACCCACCATCCCCCACCGCCGATACCTAAAAAGGGGACAAAATGAAGGAGGACCCTGTGCCGCAGACGCCGCTCCATCCGTGGCGCCCCCGCTGGTGGCCGTTTCGGTGCCACGCCGCACCGGGCGTCGCCTGCCCCCGGTGCGGCCAGGACATTACGGACATTTACCTCCAACCGCCGTGGTTTCGGCGCTACCAGGAGGGGCTGTTCGGGGCGTATGGCTTTCCCCGGCAGCCGCAGATCCAGGGCATGCAGGTATGTCGGCATTGCCACGAAGGGTGGACAGTCACGGGGTAATACCGAGTGGTATGAACGAGGAGAAGCGATGCGACCAGCACGGGACAACGAAGTAGCGGACCTCACGGCGCGTGGCATGCCCATGATGCTCCAAACCGCGCAAGAGTATTTCCGCATGAAGGCAATGGCCACGTGGGGCGCACAGGTCACGCTGGCGCCCTGGGATACGTGGGAGGGCCTCGCGGATCGCCTAGAGGCCCGGCTAGGACGACATATCTGGCACCCGGCACACTGGGAGGACGGGGCGCCACGAGGGGCGTAGGGGGTGAGGCTAGGGGGTGCGATCTGTTTTGCGACGCTCCTCAGCAAGTAAGCGCCGTATCAGCCCAGAGAGGCCCTCGGGATGCGCTTTGGCCCACTCAGCAAGATCAGGCGGAAGGAAGATGTGCTGGCGTGCGTAACCCTTAGGCCTTGGTCCAGGTTTTTTGGGTAGGGGTTTTTTTGTCATGTCAAATACTATACACATTAATTACCCACTAGACAAGGACGTTTTTCTCCTCTATAATCTTGTGTGCTTTAGATACCCAACACTTTCACACAAGAGCATGGAGAGCACAGTGCGAGTAGGGCGTTCTCCCACAAAAATGCAAATGATTCTTACGAAGACAGGTGGGCGCTGCGCCTACTGCGGCGTACTGCTCGTCCCTGATAGGACAGGGAATCTGCACAGGCAGCCACCGCCACGCGATGCTGTACGAATAGATCATCTCTGCCCCAGGAGTCGCGGTGGTAGTGAAGAAATCACAAACCTTGCAGCAGTCTGCCCCTACTGTAACTCATCGAAGGGCACAAAGCTTCTTGAGGAATGGCGACTGATGTTCCATGTCCGGCTTTACGGCGAATTTACCCCAAAGCATGTCGCGCATCTGGAACGCCTTGGCATTCAGCTCCCAGATAACTTTCCGTGCTATCCACCATATCTCTTCTGGTTCGAACAACAAGGCATTGTGCTATGAGTCGAGAGCGCTCGGCGGAGATTCGAGACGAGGGGTCCCTACATGCCTACTACGCGGCGATTCCCAACACGGTGGTGCGTGGCATGAAAAGCCGTGGCCTCTCGGTGCATGCTAAGTGGCTCTATGTCTACCTCAAGAGTGTGGCAGGCGATGATCGAGAATGCTTCCAAGGGACCCGCATGTTGGCACAAGGGTCAGGGCTGAGCCTCGGCACAATCACCACGGCAAAGAGAGAACTCCAAGATGCCAAACTGATCACTATTATTGCGGGAAAGCATGGGGCACATAGCACAGACCGTATACGCATCAAGGATATATGGACATCAAACATGCAAGAGTTTTCAAGGAGCGTTCAACAGGTGAACGATGATTACCATGAGCGTTCAACAGGTGAACGGAGCGTTCAACAGGTGAACGCCATCTTAAGAAGATCCCATGAAGAAGATCCCATGAAGAAAGAAGACTCCCCCTTACCCCCTCAGAGCGCTTCCATCGCACCACCCTCGAAGTACAAGCATAAGGCGTTAAGCACAGACTATAGCCCTGGCTTCATGCAATGGTGGGAAGTCTATCCTCATGACAGGCGCGTCGGGAAACTCAAATGCTTTGAGGTATGGGTTGCTGAGAGACTTGAGCCACGGGCAGACGAACTCTGCAACAAGATCACTCGACTGGCGATGACAACCTGGTATGGGAAAGAGCGGAAATTTATCCCCCACGCATCCACCTGGTTGAACGGGGGACGCTATGAAGACGAGCTTATCCCTCTCGATACCCCAGGCGCCCAGACCGCCACTGACCTGCGCGTCAGCGCCAAAGGCCAATACAACCTGGCCACCACGGATCAATTCCTACAGGAGACGGGCTACTATGACCATGCAGGATCTCAAGGACTTCAGTCTCTGCCTGGACCAACTGGCGGAGGTCTTTAACGTGCAGCTCTCCAGCATGAAGAAACACGCCTACTACCTGGCGCTGCAAGACTACCCGCTTGACGCGATTCAGGCGGCGAGTATTCAGGCCCTGAAGGAGGAGAGCTTCTTTCCCGTCCCCGCCATCCTCCGCGCCTACGCCAAAGAGTGGCTGGGGACGCAGCGGGGGCTGGCGCAGGCCAGTCCAGCGCCGGGTGACCAGTTGGCGCTACGAGAGGAGCTGGTGGATCCGGAGGAGGTGCGCCGGCTGATTGCGTCGGTGTGGCCAGCAGAGACGGCGATGGTAAGGGAGGAGAGCTAGGATGGCAGTTGCCTCACTTTTTCCAGAGCTTGAGCCAAAAGTCTTCATACCAGAGCTTGTGACAATCAAGCTATCGGAGGTGGTCTTTGAGGAGGATATCTATCCACGGGCTGAGCACTATCCCGAACTCGTCCAGCAATATGCGGAAACGATGGAGAGTATTGAAGCGCGGCGGCACTTTATCTCTGTCACAACCAACAATCGCTTGCTGGATGGCAAGCACCGCTGGCTGGCCTATCGCAAACTGACCGATGGCGCAGACCGTGAGATACAGGCCTATAAGTATCCTGTCTCGGCATGGCTGGAGTGTTTTGACCTCGCCAATGATCTGAATGGGGAGCATGGGAAGCAAACGGATATGCGGGACAAGGAACGCAACGCCAAGCGCTACTACCAGTATGGCGTGACGACGTATGAGGAGATCGCCAAGCGGTTGCATGTGGGGAAAAAGAAAATCTCCGAGTGGCTCTCGCGCACGGTGAAGGAGGAGCGCGAGCGGCGGAATGAGAAAATCCAGGCGCTGTGGTTGGCGTGTTATAGTACGGACGAAATAGCAGAAGCGTGCTCATGTGGAAAAGCTACTGTCAGCGAGGTTTGTTCGGAAGAGTTCCAGAAAACTCTTTCGAACAAACCAATGGCTCAACACGCCACCGACTTCGACCCCCCGCTCTACAACGTGTGGAAACAGCAAGAGAAGACGCCCGGCATGCGCCATGCTGGGAATAGCGAAGTCCGCTGGGTGGATAACCTCCTGTACCTCTACACCGACCCGTTCGGCATTGTGGTCGACCCGTTTGGCGGCAGTGGCAGTACCATCGACCTCTGCAAGAAACGCTTTCGCCGCTATTGGGTCAGCGACCGGAAGCCGATTGTCGAGCGGGAGCAGGACATCCGGCTCCATGACCTCACCGACGGGCCCCCGTCCTTGCCACGCTGGCAGGATGTGCAGCTTGTCTATCTTGATCCGCCGTACTGGAAACAAGTGGAAGGAGACTATAGCAACGATCCGACCGACCTCGCCAACATGGACCTTGCCACCTTCACCGAGACGCTCGCCGGGATCATCACTGGCTTTGCCAAGAAGCTCCCGGCGGGCGCGAAGATTGCCATGCTCATGCAGCCGACGCAATGGCGGGCCCCCGAGAAGCGCTACACCGATCATGTCGCCAATATGTTACGCGCCGTGCCACTGCCGCTGCATATGCGCTTTCAGTGTCCCTACGAGAGCCAGCAATGTACCGCGCAAATGGTGGAATGGGCCAAGGCCAACAAGCAGTGCCTCGTGCTCTCACGGGAACTTGTCGTCTGGGAGGTGTCGTAGTGGCGCAGCATGAGCGATTGAACACCCGTGATCGCTCCTATTCCGGCTGGCATCGGCGCGACTCGACGCGGCGCTTTATCAGCTTTCTCGACTGTTGTGTTTTGGCTGGTGGCTGATGGATTTTTGGTTGGCTTGGAGGTCCACGAGGCGCAACTCACCTAGTACGGCCTCCCGACAGCATGCTCCTCGGGCGGTCGTCGTGTGGATACAAAGGTGGTTCAGGTAGGCCTTTTGGTTGCCCCCATGGCTTGGTGGGGTGACACCGCGCAGCCGGTCTTGACGGCGGTGACGTATACGTATCTTCCTCATTTTGTTGGGCATGCGTCGTGCAAACCCCACGCCAACCGGATCGGGTTGGTGATGGCCTACACATCCGATATACCGCACCAGGAGGAAGCTGCTCACACGTCCTGATCGTCCCAGACATTGTCACCAGAACCATGCTTGTGACGAGCGCTATCGTACACGTTGAGGTTGCCAAATGCAAATCACAACAGTCGAGTCAGCTTTGATCATGCCACGCTCCTCGCCATGATTGACCTGGACGCCTCGTTGTACATCGAATACGACAATGGGACAAAAGAGCCCCTGGCACTGATTGAGACGGCGGTCGATGTTGGGCAGGACATTAAGCCTGCAACAGTGACCAAGCGCTTGGCGGCACGGGCGGGCCTCCCCGCCTTCACCGTCCTGTATACCCTGGCAGCCACGCGGCTCGAAGCTGACCCGTCCTGGTACGACATCAGTGGCTTCCGCGTAAAACAACTCGTGCCACATGAGTCAAAAGCCTGGCAATCCTTCTCGCCGCAAGCCTGGCGCGAGTTCCTGTATGGCTTGCGCCAGGAATGCTGTCGGCCCCTCGATGAAGCCTTCCGTGCACGGCCTATGAACGGAAAGGTGGCTACGGTGGTAGGGGACTGCTACGCATGTGGGCGGCGCATCCCGATTGATGCGCTGAAAGCTGGGCTTTGTGAAGACTGTCGCCAAGAAGGGAGAAGGAGATGAACGAGCTTATACCTGTACAGTGCAATACCGAATCCCTCCTGACCACCCTCCACCGCGTCTGGCGCCAGGTGGACCCCGGTGACCGCCTCCGCTTCTTGACCGAGATGCTCACCCCCACCGAGCGCCGGGCGCTGATGCGCGGCCTCGACGAGGAGACTGCCTGATGGACCCCCGACCCCCCACCCTGGCATGGGTATCCCTCGACGAAGCCGGGCGTATCGTCCACGACGCGCCGCTGACGGTGCTCCACCGCGTCTGGCGCCAGGTGGACCCCGGTGACCGCCTCCGCTTCTTGACCGAGATGTTAACGCCAGCCGAACGCCGGGCCATGTGCCTGGGCCTGGACGAGGAGGACGAGGGGTCAAAAAATATAATTGGAAACAGTCTCCCTAAGAAGGATCATCCCATGCTTAGATGCGCCAATGTGTATATATTCGACATCGAGACTGCCCATAGCGCAGATGCCTGCCTCTACTGTGCTGGTTCACCTGAGTGCCATGCGGGCGAGACAGGAAAGACGCACGACTATGAGCCTATCGGCTGGAACAACCCATTGGCACTAGGGCTGAGTATTGGATGTGCTTTTTCGTATCGCAGGATGTCCGTAGAGTGGTTTGACACGTCGGCACTCGAACAGATCATCACGCGCTGGGTGGCAGAGCAACCCTTGATGGTCGGTTTCAATTCCCTCCGTTTCGACGGGCCATTATTGCAAGCGATCCTCCGCAATCGTGATGAGTCCCTGTACCAGCTTTGCGATGCCTTTCAGGACCTCATGGGGCGGGGCTACGATATTTTAGACGCCGTATGGTCCGCAGACCCGGTGCGCAAGTTTGAGCGCGGGCTGAATAGTCTCGGGGCCATCTCCGTCGCCAATGGGTATGGCGAGAAAGCGATGGACGGGGCCATGGCCCCCCGGCTGTGGCGGGCGGGGCGGATTGCCGAGGTGCTGAATTACTGTGCGGGGGATGTCGAGAAAACGCGCCGGCTGTTTGAGCAGATTGTCTCAACTGGCAACCTGCTCCGCGGGGATGGGCAGCCGATTACGTTGCCCCGGCCGGCCATTCCCCAGGAAATCAGTGGATAGGCCAAATAACCGTCGAGGGTGGCCCTAGAATCAATCGTGAGTGTCTAGAGTGATAAAGTACGTCTTGGAGGGCGAACGTGCCTTCCTGACACTCGTGGGTACCGAGAAAGGGGTATGATGGCAAAATACCGTGAACCACGTGATCCGCAGGCGGTGTATGCCCCCCCGCAGCCCACCTTTATTGCGGCGTGCTGGCGCTGCCGGGCGTTGCTCATGCGGGGGAAGGGTGGGACGCTGGTGAGCGCGTGCCTGGGCGTCGAGCACCACTGTGCAACGAAGGAGGCGGACCATGAGTGACAGCCAGACGGTCATTGAAGGATGGGCCATTATAGATATGCTAGAGCATAATAAACTGTCTGGCTACCTCTCTACGGTCCACATCGGCGGGTCGGCCCTCTTCCGGGTCGATATCCCCGAGGAAGGGGAGATGCCTGCCTATACCCGCTTTGTCGGCGTGAGTGCCATTTATAGCCTCACCCTGGTCACTGAGGAGCTGGCACGGGCGGCCCTCCGAGCGATCCGGCCCGAGCCGGTGACGGTGGACATCCCCCGGCAACTGCCCGAGCGGGCGGAGGAGGATGACCGGGGGTGGGGAGAGGTGGACGAGGAGGAGCCGTTCTAAGGGGCACGGCCCCACGCGGCACGGCGCTACTTCAGCCCGAGGCGTCTGGCTTCGCGGCGGAGGAGGGTTTCAATAATGGCGGTTTGTGATACCCCTTGGGTTGAGGAAAGCAAGCGCAGCAGGCGCCGTGCCTCTGCCGTAAGGCGCACCGTCGTAGACTGTTTTGGTTCCACGTATTTTCCTGTTGTCGTGTATGGTAAAATGCTGTACACTCTGGGAAATGATGAGTGCCGCAAAATGCTGTACAGTATACGCGAATTGCCCCACTCAATGCTAAGGAGAAATGTCCATGCCTGCATCCACCGCCGTCCAGAAGAAGTCGCCCCTCGACGAAGCGTTTGCCCTGGCCCCGGCACACATCAGGCGCCTGATGGGCAGCGCAGAGGTCGCCGACCGCTTTTTGATTATTGCGCTCAACCAATTCCGCAAGGTCCCGCAACTGGCAGCCTGTAGCAAGGAGAGCATCCTAGATGCGCTGGTGCGGATGGCACGGCTAGGGCTCGATCCGTCCGTACCAAACGAGTGTTTTCTTGTGCCGTACAAACAGGAAGCCTCTCTCATTGTCGGCTATGGCGGGTTGCGCAAACTCGTCCTTCGCAATCCTGAGGTGGTCGATGTTTTCACGGCTGCGGTCTGTCAGAATGATACCTACCATCCGGCCGAGAGCCCCGTGTCGCTACCAATCCATCGGCTGCCCGAAAGTTTTGCGCCACGAGGACGGACGATTGGCTACTACGCCGCGGCGTATCTACGGTCGGGATTCTGGCGGGTAGTGAGTATGAGCAAGGCAGAAGTGGCGGGCCATCGGGATCGCTATGCGGCAAGTGCCAAGAGTACCTTTTGGGCCGACAACCATGCGGATAAAGAGGGCCTGACAAACTTTGATAAGATGGCTCTTAAAACCTGCCTACGACAACTGTGTTCCCCCAGGCATCTCTCTCTTGATGCGGATATCACAGAGGCGTTACGGACGGAAGAAGGGCTATACCAGTCCCGCGAGGAGGCGACGATCACGCGACGGGCTGCCCCACGATTCGCAGGGCATCTGCCCCTGGCTACGCTCAGCGAAGAACTCTACGGGCCTCCGGTAATCATGACGCCATCGATAGGGCATACCCCGAGTCCCACCCAGGATCGCCCAGCAGAGGCACAGCCCCCCGATGACGATATCCCCGACGTGGGGGACGGAACAGCGTCCTGGGTGTCCCCTGAGCGCAATCTGTTTGACGAGGAAGAGCGCGCGGCCCGCGAGGCCGGGGAGGAGGACTGATGGCCCGAGGACGCACCACCGAGGTCCAGGTTTCCCTCACCGCCCAGGACCGCCAGACGCTGGAGCACTGGCAACGCTCGCCGAGCATGCCAGTGGGCCGGGTGCGCCGGGGGCAGATCGTGCTGCTGCTCGATGCCGGAGCGTCGGTGAGTGCCACGGCCCGTACGGTGGGGATTAGCCGGCGCTTTGTGTACAAATGGGTGCGCCGGTTTCTCGCGCAGGGGGTGGCGGGGCTCATGGACCAGTCCAGGCCGGGGCGGAGGGGCGCGGCGCAGGCACGAGGGGAGGGCGCTCTATGAGTTTGCGACGCAGCGAGGCGAGGAGTCATGAGGTGTGACGACGGGCACCCTAGCTGCTCTTTCTTAGATGGAGCGCACGCTCTATCACCCCAATGTGAGGTTGGCCGTATAGGGGGTGTCCGTCGTCCAGTAGTGTGATGATGAGAGTGTACGTCGGAGGGGCGAGGAGTGCGGTTCGCCCCTCCATGAGTCTCCCCCCTTCTGTTCCAAGGGAGGTGTCCCATGGCTGGAAGTATACCAGGTTTGACCCCTCGTCAGGTGGTGCAGATGCGTGAGCATCTTGCCCGCCACTACTACCCGCGCTACTGCGGGGATGTCACCTATCACGAACTCCGCGAGGCCGGGCAGGGCGCGATTGACGCGATCCTTCTCGCGGCCCACGCCGCTGGTGATCCGCATACGCTTCCGACCCGGCTCTATCGTCAGATCAAAACAGCGATTGTCCACTGTGGCACCTTACACCACCAGCACGGGGGAGGGACGCATGGCCGCACCTAAAGAGCGAGACGACCTACCACACGCCAGCGGCGAGGACGCACCGCTGGACAAGAAGGGCCAGCTTCGTAAGTTGCTGGAGGACAAAAAAGCACAACTACGGTCCACCGAGCAGAAGCTGCGGCAGCTCGCCCGGCGTGACTACCAAGCCACCTGCGTACAGATTGCCCACGTGGTGGCGTCCGTGGGGCTCTTCACCTGCGATCATGCGGGGGGGGAATACGTCTGTGACCTGGGGGAACTCGAAGCGGTGCTCAAGCTCGGGCTCCGCGAAGCCAAACGCAAGGGGCGCGTGCCCACAGAGACAGAGGAGCCGCCCGATGTCGGCTGAACGGTTTTGGACGGATACCCGCATCATAGAGGCCGTGCTGGAGTTTCATCGCCGCGAAGGGAAATGGCCCAAGGAAAAAGATTTTGTGCGAACGGAGGGGCTCCCGTCCGCCACCGTCGTGCGCCTCAACATGGGCACCTGGCAAGAGCCGGTGCGCCGGGCACAGGCGCACATCGCGCAAGGAGAGGCCGCATGCTGACGCCCGAGGTCGAGCAGTGGTTGACGCGGTTTGCGGCAGGCGCCGGAACGGTGTTTGTCTGGACGGTGACGCGGGAGGGCTACCTCGTATCGATCAGTGGCGGAGGCGCCTGGGCATACCAAGGGCGGTTGTGCCCGGTGAGTGCGCAGGCCACCCTCGACTCAGGGACGTACTACGCTCGCTCATGGGCCAGGGAGGCGGCCCTCCAGCAACGCCTCTCTGTTGGGGCGATGCATGCCCTGTTCGATGCCGCCGATGATCCCGCGGAGACTGCCATCCGTCCACGGCTGCTGCACATGTGTCGGCTGACAGAGGAGCGTGCCGATGCCTGACGATTACCTTGCCTATGTAGAAGCCATTGACGCGGGGGCGCAGGAGGTCAGCGATTGGGAAGCGCGGTTCATCGAGGACCTCCTCAAGCATCGCCCGTACTCGCTCAGTCCAAAACAGTGGGCCATCGTGCGACAGATGGCGGAGAAATATCTAGGGGAGACCTTCGAATGACGCACGACTTTCTCCATGATCTATGCAATGAGGTAGTGCGAGCAGTGCAGCTCCATCCGCCGATGCATTCCCTCCATGAGGCGTATGCCGTCATCCTCGAAGAAGTGGATGAACTGTGGGGCGAGGTACGGAAGAAACAGGCGGACCGTGACCCCCGTGTGGTGAGGGGAGAACTCGTGCAAATCGCCGCGATGTGTTGGCGTGCGGCACGGGATCTTGGACTCGAAGCGGCGGCGGTGGAAACGGGTGAGGGAAAAGCGGGAAAGTGAGACAAGCGCGCTAACACCTTCGTCGATGACGAAGGTTCTCGTAGGGGATATGAGTGGCAGTGGTCAGATTTCACGTCAACCATCTCAAGGTACAAGGCGGGCGCGGGGCAACGCGGGTCATCAACTATATCACGCGCGATGGCCAGTATGCGCCCAAGCAAGCCGGGGTGGACTATCTCACCCGGACCTCAGCGGCCACAGCAGAGCGGGATGATCTGGTACATCAGGAGACAGCCAACCTCCCGGCCTGGGCCAAGGGGAGTACGGCTACCTTCTTTGCACACGCCGAGCAGTATGAGCAAGCCAACGGGCGGTGGGGGACGACCTGGCAACTCGCACTTCCCAAGGAATTGCCACAGGAGGAGCAATTGGCCTTGGCGCGAGACTTCTTGGCAACGCACCTGAGAAACAAAGCGTATCTCTGGGTGATGCATGACCCCATCACGGCAGAGGGAGCACATCAGCCCCACATCCATGTCCTCTTCAGCGAGCGCAGCCACGATAGCATCGAACGGCAGACCCCGGCACATTATTTCAAACGGTATAACCCATCACAGCCGGAGCGGGGCGGATGCCAAAAGGACCCCTGGTTCAAACAACGGTCTACAGTGTTCGAGGTACGGGCGGCCTGGTGCGACTGGACCAACTACACCCTGGAACGCGCAGGCGAGACCGCCCGTATCCACCCCAGCAGTCTCTATACGCGCAACATCGACCGCCCGCCCGAGCCCAAGGTGGGCCCTGGCAGGGACCCTGGGGGCATGGCGGAGCGAGACCGTATCCGCCAGGCACGCGATGCCGCGAAAGAGCAGGCCCTGGCAGCCGAGGGATGGGAACTGCGGAAGGCCAGGCTCGGGATGACCGACGTGTCCCAGATCCCGCCCGCACAATTTCTTGCCGAGAGTCGGGCGCGGGCACGCGGGACCCAGCCGGGGCAGTGGGCACCGGGCTCCCCTTCCCCCCAGGCCCAGCGGCAACAGCGGGCGACGCGGGTGCAGGCGCTTCGAGAGACGGAGCGGCGGGCACTAGAGACGGAGCTGCGCATCCTGACCCGGCGACAACACACGCTGCACCTCCCACGCATGCCGCGCCGGGAACCGGAGGGCGTGGGGGCCGGGTTGCGGGCGAACTTACGCGAAGAGGAGTGGGGACATGAGCGAGGGACAGGCTATGGACGCTGAAGAAGCCAAAACGGCGATGCAGCGCACTGTCGAGACGTTTCGGCAGACGACAGCGGAGATCCGTGAGAATGCGCAGTGGGCCGTGGAGGTAGACAACGCTCCTCTCTTTCAGCAATACCTCCGCGACAAGGAGCTTAGCGGCTTGCGTCCCGAACCTATGGGATACGGCGATGATCCGGTGGTATACGACAAATTATGGGACGACTACAACGCGAAGGAGAAGGAATTTCTCAATACGCCCTTATCGCGCACCGTAGCTGAACTCGACCCCGAGAACCTTTCTCCAGAGTTTGTGGCATGGATACAGACGCATGGCGCCATCAACCCAGAGCCTGTAATAGAAATCTATCCGCCACTCACACCAGAAGAAACACTGATCAACGGTGATCCCGTCGAGATCGAGCGAGAGGTGATGTCTCCAGGGTGGGGCCGGAACATCGGATACGACGGGCTGGGGGAGTGGCGAGAGCACAGGAGTGAGGGCAGGCTTTCTGGGGCACAAGACCGCATCGCCAAGCGACTCGCGGCTAAACAGCAGCCCCAACAGGAGCACGGCTATGGCCGCAGCTACTGACCTCACGGCGATCAATGAGGCGCTCGATGACCTGGGCGCGATGCTGACCCATCACGGCGAAATCCTCACGCACTTGGAGCAACGCGCGGTGCCCGACATTGCCGGGGTGGCGCGGCGGCTGGAGGACGTAGCGGATGCGGTGGACCGACTGAAGGCGCCCGTGCCAGTCACGCGACCATGGTGGTACACGCCCGCTGCCGTGGGCATGGCACTCGTGCTCGGGTGGGGGCTGTGCTGGGGAACTGTGCGATGGGTGCCCGGTGGGATGTTGCCACCGGGCTTTTCACGGATGGAACCTGCGAAACAGAAAGGACGGTTTTAGGATGTCGGACCACTATGTCCTTGATGGAACAATCCCTGTGCGTGAAGCAAACGTCTTCGTATGGGCGCGATGGTTCGAAACTGCGAACCGCCGCGTGGCGGAGACATGGGTCACGCCAGGTATCCGCATCAGTACGGTCTTTCTTGGAATGGCTGTCTCGTATGGCGATCAGCCGGTTGCCTTGTTTGAGACGATGGTGTTTGGAGGAGTATGTGATCAGGAACAGGACAGGTATGAGACCTGGCGCGAGGCGGAGCAGGGCCATGAACAGATGGTCGCCCGCGTGCAAGCGGCGGAACGTCAAACGAAAGGACGGTTTTAGAATGGATTACTCTGAGTATCTCGAAGGAATCCCGATAGTACACCGCATCGCACATGGAGGGCTGATGGCACTCATGCTGCTTTTTGGTCTGTCGGTATTGGTGATCACCGGCAGCGAGGAAATGGTGCCTGGGTTGTGGGAGATATGGAAGAAAGGGTGCGCACTCACAAGTGCCTATCTTGTCCACTATTGGGCGACGCGCCTGTGGTATTGGGGGTACTGATCATGGGGGGCTCACTGTCGACGCACGCCCAGTGGAGCACCCCCCGCCAACTGCGGAAGGCCGGCCTCTTTGCCGACGAAGGGCTCATCCTGGGGCGCGTGGGCCGGCGCCTGCTGCGCCACAACGGGCCGGCACATCTCTTACTCGTGGCAGGGACACGCAAGGGCAAGAGCACCTGCTTCGTGCTGCCTAACCTGTTGACCTGGCGGGAGAGTTTTCTCGTGGTGGACCCAAAAGACGAATTGCATCCCCTCTCCGCAGGCTGGCGCAGCACATTCTCCCGAGTCGTGCGCCTCTCGCCTACGTCCTCGCTGTCGCAGCGGTATAACGTACTGGATGCGATTCCCATTGGGGAGGAGGGGGAAATCCGGGCGGCCCAGATGATTGCCGAGGGCATCACCGACGTGGAGCAGAAAGGCACGGACCACATGAGTGATACCGGGCGCCATTTCACGGGCCTTGCGGCGGAGGGGTTTGTGGGACTGGTCCTCTACGGGTTGTATACCCAGCGGGCGCGGTCGCTCGGGGCACTCGATAGCCTCCTGGTGAGTACGGATATTGATCGACTCCTCAAGACCATGCACGACTATCCCCATCCAGCAATTCACCGCGCGGCCTGGGCGCTCCGCCAGGCCGGACCGCAAGGCGAGAAAGGTGGAATTCTCACCACCCTGAGCCGGGCACTGCGCCTGTATACCGATCCGCTTATCGCACGGGCCACCGACACAAGTGACTTTACGCTTCGGGATCTACGGGAACGGGCCAGGCCACTGAGTCTCTACCTGACGATTCCCCCGAGTGATCGGGAGCGGGTGAAACCCTGGACACGCATCGTGGTACGGCAACTGCTTGATTACGCCACGCAACACCTGGAGGGCTGGAGATGGAAGTTAGCGGTGCTGCTCGATGAGTTTCCGCTGCTAGATCGCATCACCGCCGTGAGCGATGGCCTGACCTATGCGGCGGGGTATGGCGTGCGGTTTCTGTTGGTCACGGCAAGCATGGAGCAGGTCATCCGCACCTTTCAACAGCATCATCCTTTTTTTGATGGATGCGAGATCAAGATTGCCTTCAGCGTGGATGATGCGGCAGCCAGAACCTTTAGCCAACGGGTCGGCGAAACGGAGGTGGAGAAGAAACACAAGATCGGACGGAACTGGAGTACAGAGAAAGTGAAGGAGCCGCTGCTCTCGCCGACTGCGCTCATGAATCTGCCGAGCGAGCAGGCACTCGTGGTCGTGGGGCAGCACAAGGTCTTGGCGACAAAGACCTACTACAAGAACAATGCGGTCTGGGCCGCAAGGAGTACGATGTGACAAAGGAAGACATTGCAATGATCACAGGGCTGGCAGTCACCGGCCTCGCAAGCTATGCCCTCGCATCTACCGGAATGCCGTGGGAATCCCCCTTGCAAACGGTGGCGAGTAGCATTACTGGCGGAGCGGGGGTGTCCGCGTGTACCGTGGGCGTGGCATGGGCGGGGATTAACTATCGCATGGGCCATGAACACGGGAAAGAAGTTTTTATGACCACGGCCGTTGGCACCGGCCTGACGCTGGGGGCAGCCAAGGCCGTCACACTCTTTGGCGGTGGGGCTGGTGGGTGGCCAGTGGTGGTCGCGCACGGGCTGCCGCTCGCAACATTCCTGAGTGACCTGGCAGGGGAACTCCTCGGGCATGGGGTGTATGCGGCCTGGCTGTTTGGCGGGGTACTCCTGCCCTTCACGCGGCGGGGGCGCGCATGAGTGACATCCCCGGTTTTTCGGCCCCACTGTACCAGAGCCTCACACAGCCACAACTGATCGCAGGGGTATCCAGGAATTTCTTTATCTGGGATCTGTTGGGCATGATCCTTACGGGGCTGTGGTGTATGGCCTATCCGTGGCTGTGGCCGGGGCTCCTCATTGGGCTCGCGTTGTACGT